CTTCAGCAAACTGGTGCAGATGTTTGGCGACAATCAACCCTACGAGCGTCCAGCTATTGAGGGTGAGGAAGCCCCACCCCCACGTCGCCGTTCACCGCTGCCGGAAGGTCACGTCATCCCTCCAGTACGGTTGAATCCGGGGGAAGATGCCCAAGGCGAACAAGTTCTGTCAATCGCGAACTATATATCTGTTGAAGAATAGCCGGGTTGGTGCAAACCATCGACGGCTGCAGATATTGGAGAGCGATGAACTTCACAAGCGTCGCTGCGCGAGCGGCGAAGGGATCCTTAGCGATTTTGGTCAGCTCAGGAATCTTCCCGCTCGATGCAATCATTGGCGTCATCAACACGGTGGTCGGTAGACGGTTCTCCGGAGGAAGCAGCGCTTCGGTATTCGGCCCCAACCAATCTTCGTGGTTGTAATAGGCCAGCAGTTCGTACGATTTCTCAACGTACTGCGGCGACAACGTCTCAGGGGACAGGTTTACCCAATTGGTTTCGCAACTGATTGGGAAATGGTGACGCAGACCCTTGACGACGTTATCAGCCTCCTGATCAGAAAGATCATAAGGCCAGATATTGATGTCGACCATGAACTGCCCAGTCAAGACACCGCGGTCCATCTTCGCAACGCCGCCCCGTAGGTCTTTAGCGAAATGGTAGACGAACTCGGTGTGTCTGGCAAAGTACAGGTTGTCGCCTGTACGAGCAGCATAAAGATCTTTGTACTCTTGCAGGTCAATCCTGCCGCCCGTCATCTCGTCGAAGTTGTCAGTGGCTCGACGTCGGTACGCTTCAGAAGAAACCAGCTCATCGGCGACTTGTTCGTCGATGAGCTTTAATGTGCCGTACCGGCTGTCGAGCACCATATCGATGTCGATTAGTGCCCGATGATTGCTCATTACTTCATTACCTGCAGTTTGTGGATCACAGACGACATGGACGAGAGGTAAAGGAACAACGCCCAAGGTTCGGAACGCAATACCTTGAAGTAGTCGTCGGCCTTAGCAGTCAGCTTGACAACTTCCGCAGGTTGCGCCTGAGAAGCCGCTGGCCAAGTCAAGCTCGCAGCCAGTCGACTGATGACGCCAGGCGAAAGCTCTTCACGGCTTTGGAAGTTGATCCCGCTACGGAATACGAACTCGTTGGTCATGGACATAACGAGCTCAGTGTCGTGACTCTTCTGCCGCAGGTAGTCGTGCAACTTGATCGCCGCAGCATTGGAATGGAGGTTGGTCCTCCAGACGACACCAAACTTCAGATCCATCGCTAGACTGAGCAAAGCTTTGGCTCGCTCGGAGTGGACCGCATGACGGAGGAAGATATCCTCCGCCAAGTCGATCAGCTCTACGTTACTAAGCTGTCTTTCTTGCATCAGCTGGTACCGGAGTGGACGGGTCGAGGTTGTTACCGATGTGCATGCAGTTGAAGAACACCGATGCCGTCTTGGTGGACTTCGCAATGCCCAGGCCCATCAGCTGATCCATGCTGACTTCACCGGTCTCAACGAGGAGACGCTTGAACTCACGATAAGCTGCAGTGTCACCACCGCGGATCTTCGCAAACTCGAGCATGGTGTTGTCAAGACGACGGGACAGCAGCGCGACGCCTTCTGGCGACGAGATACGGCTACCCTTGGATTCGCTGGTCGGCTGATCGGTAAGATCATCGATCCGTTGATAGTGTTCGGGAATGGAACGCTTCTTCGACACGGTCTGTGCCTGACGACGAGCCGCCAGATCGTAAACCGGGTATTCATGAAGCGTCACGTATTCGAGCCCAGTGGCCGGATCGGTCATGACCAACCGGTGAGACAGGCTCCGACCCATCGACCTGACGATCTCGTAGTTTCGGGCAATGGATACCTTGTGCTTCGAGAGGTTGGGTAGATAGAACGGGATGACTTCGCGTTGAGCGATCTCCTCCGGTGTCCGAGCCTTCTTCAGCTTTCTGATGTAAGCTTCGAATTCGGCGTCGGACATCGCAGCGAACTTCGCCTTGAGCAGCTCAACGTTGGACTTGTCCTCAGGAATGATCTTCCCCACGTTCTTGAGGATGAACTGAGTGACTTTCTCACGTTTCGCATTCATGGCGTATTACTCCGAAGGGAGATTGAAGCGGTGCAGAGTCGGAACGACGTGAGACTGGAAGTACTTCAGCCAAGTGGCTGGGGCGAGGTCATCGCGCAGGCAGCCGCGCTCACTCATGGTGGACACGGGAGCTTTAGCGAGCTCGAGACGGAAGTACTTGTTCAGCGACACTACCTGATCGGCGTCACACTGTCTGAAGCCGGTGTAGTTTCGACTGAAGGACCCTGCGCCGTCAGGAGACAGCAGTTGTTCCACCTTCTCGGCCAGCGACTGCTGGCCGTTGTTACCATCATGAGCGGATGCCATTGGCGTGTTCCTTAAGGCTTAACAGCCGCCTCTTTCTCGAAGATCTTGTCGTCCTCGACGATTTCAGGCAGGCCCATTTCTTTACGAGATTTTGGATACCAGTACGGGTGGTACTGACCGACGCGCATGCGCAGCAGGTCCATCGTACTGAGGTAAGGGATGGATTCACCATCTTCGATCGGCATGAACCAGTACCGCGTGCTGAGCAGCAGATTCCAGTCATACCCCATATTCTTGATTTCCGCGTACAGCTCAACCGGATCGCAGACGTAGCGCTGATCGAAGTTGGTCCAGTACGTGAACATCCAGAACATCTCGGCACAGATTAGTGCCGAGCGGCCGCAATGAGGATTCTGACGGAACTTCTGACGCACCTCGGTACGCTGCATCTTGATGTCAGGCGTCAGCGCCATGCTGTAGTAGCGGTTGTTGGCATCATGGTTGATGATACCGAAACGACCAGCTTCATCCCGCAGGAAGATGAAGTTAGACATCTCAGGCAGCAGGCCGTCTTTCTGAGAGATCACGAACGGCAGCGGTACGCCGGAGATACCGAACTTACCACGCATGTTGGTCAGCTTGACCTGAATCAGATCGTTCTGGTTGTCAGCATCACCCGGCTCGTACGGGAACTCAGGCATGGCGTCCTTGCCCGAGCCGTTGATCATCGGCGAGTAGTGCGTGACGATATAGCAGTTGCCGGTGGCGAACGAGAAGTTCTCAGGCACACGCTTGAGCTTCACTTCACCTTTGAGCATCTTCAGAGTCTTGACCGAAGGCTTCTTCGGATCGAGCTCATATGCCTGGCCGACCTGAGAGGTGGCGAGCAGGTAGAAGGAATGCTTGGCGGTCATGTCAGGGATCTGATCGACCATCTGACTCTTACCGCTGTTGACCCGCATGGCGAGCATGTTCAGGTCTTTGGAACCGACGTCGCCTTCGGCCAGCATATCGACGGCGTTCTTCGCCTTCATAGCCGAGAAGCTGTCCCAGAACGAAACGATCGGGTCGAAGTACTCGTACGGCTTGCCGGTGTCCGGGTGCATGATCTCCAGCTTGCGCTTCTTCTCTTCCTTGAGGCGCTTCTTGCAGAAGGTCTTGAGCAGGTCGAACAGATCGGTGGCATCGTAGTCGACGGATCGGGTGAAGAACATCCGACCGGTGTCGATGAGACTTTCAGGCATCTTGCCGGTTTGGTCGATGTACTGCATGGCCAGACGGACCAGCAGTTCCATACGCTCGATGACCATGGTGGTCTCGGCATCGTGGACGTGCAGCACAGCGCGGGAGAATGCACGCAGCACGGCTGCCGAACAGTAAGCCGCAATGGTGGACTTGAACATGTTCGGCATAGCGCCGATGGACCAGAACAGAGCGAAGCCGCCATTGAGAATGGACTGACCCTTATGACCCTTCACCCAGTGGCCAGCAGAAATGTCGAGGACGATCCCCGTGTTTGGCATAGGGTAAAATGGGTCGGCTTTCTTCGCAAACATGTCGGAGAAAGCACTGAGTTTAAACGGGGGCATTGCCACGGGTGGACCTCCAATGAATATGCGTACACAAGATAGCAACGTCTTGTAAATAAATAGGCTCTGCTATGAGCTGAACACCTAAACCGGAGCCCTTGCTCATGCCAAACCTGAATAACCCAATGGAACAGTTTTCCGCCGGCGTGACCGGCACTCTGGAAGACCTCATTCGTCGCGGTTCGATGCTGTCGACTGAATCCAAAGGTGTGCCATACACTGCTTCCCTCAAAGGCGTCTTCCGCGAGTTCGTCAATGACGCGTCTGCGTTCTTGAACGGCTTTAAGGTCGGTAACTTCGCCAAACAGAAAATCGAGACCAAAGAGCTCGATGAAAAGATCAAGCTGAGCGAGTATTCGAAAGTCCGTCAGTTCACCGTCAAGGTGCCCGCCGGCTTCAATGGTCGCTGGATCCCCTTCTTCGAGTTTCTGCTCAAGGAGATCATGCCAGCCGTCTCGACTCTCGAGCAGACCCTGTCTATCGCCAACACCAAGATGGCGGTCGTGCTGAACGAGCCTGATCGTCTGAAGGCACAGTCGGGCATTCGTGATCTGGCGAGCAAGATCGCCCTGGTCGAAGTTACCGACTTCGAGCGCATGAAAGCTTTCTTCGATGCCAAGGGTAAGACCGAGGCTTTGGTCAGCTCTGTGGTCGATCGTAACGCCGATATCGACACCGCCTTCACGCTCTGCAACAAACTGAATGCTGAGCTGTCGGTCGTCGACTTCAACGCCATCCAGAAGCTCTCTGACCGTCTGGCGCAACTCACTGCCTCGCTGAACGAAACTACCGATAAGGAAGAGTTCAACGAGATGTCGGGTCTCGTGACCAGCCAGCTGTCCGACCTGTTCTACCAGATGGGTGTCACGCTGACTGCTGGCGCGGTGCTCATGGACATTACCAAGCAGATGACTGATGCCATGATCATCAGCCGCGATGATCTGCTGCAACAACTGAGTTAAGGGCATACCCTCGCCGTTAGTGGTTCGTCCACTAACGGCGAGAGAGCCTTTACGCTGTTCGCATACTGTCAAAGACAGCTTTGATGTCGTGCACAATGCTACTTCCATCGGCATACTTCACCCAGTCCGGAGTCTGCGAAAGCAGTTCCACTGACAAGGTTGCGAACGCCGAATGGTCCGCTTTGTAACGCTCAAGGATTCCTGGTAAGTCGACCTTGCCCCAAACGATCTTACAGATCGCGGCTGGGAACAAGAGGGCGCTTGCTCGATTCACCAGATCGAATCGCTGATTAACTTCCGCCAGCTGGTCCTTGGTTGGATGATTGATTCCGTTCATGCAGAAGTACATCGAGGCAACGAAGATCATCCGTTTGATGCTGTGCTGCTGGCCGGCGGCTCGCTTATCGAGCGATTCATTCCTTAGGCTGCGAGATGCATCCACAGCCATGAGTTGTTTGGCGCTCATAGAGAACCTCTACGATCAGTTGGTGGTTACCGCTTGACCGCGTAGTAGATGTTGGCTTCAGTTCTGGCCCACAACCCTACATCGCCAGAATTCAACTCTACCAGGGTGGCGTAACGGCCTACGAGATCCGAATCCCTCCAGGTCACAACCTTTACCGACTTCACTTCTTCCGATAGAGCCGAGAGCTGGTTACGCGTTAGGATGTCGCCGCCCAAGATCAAACGTACCTTGCCTAAGAAAGGCTTTGGTTCGTCTTTCTGCTTCTCCAGATTGAACTCGACTTTTACATCGAGCCACTTCGTAATCGGGCTGATAGCAGGCTTGAGTTTTCGCAAGGTCTTTTTCTTCTCCTCACGATCCTCATACACTATATCGGTAATATCGGTCACCCGATAGTAGCTATCTGCCGCCGCAATCCCGTCCAGAGCCTTCGACATGCTCTCCCATTGAGCAGCGCCACGGAAGCCCAAACCGACCGGCTTAAGCTCAACGAGAAGCTCGATCTTCTTCGCATCGAGGAGGTCGATTCGCTTAGGATCGTTGAACAGGAAGGTCGCTCCATATTCGTCCAGCTCTTTGTACGTACGTGGCGAGAAGATGGCATCCAGATGCGCGATGACGATAGCACCGTATTTCTTCGGATCCTTGCTGATCGCATTCAGGCGCAGCTTCTCCATCACAGGGTCGGGAGACTTTGTCCTGACCACACCCAGGAAGTTATCGGCGTAACGCTTGCCGAGAAGATCGTCTTCCTTATCCTTGGTGCCGTGTGCGCCGACGTAATACTCAGTTGAACCATCCGGTAGCTTGTACTGGAGGTCGTTGGTCGAGAAGTACCAACGAGGAGCTTGCAGGATTCGAGGAGCCGTGTTCTTCAAGCCCCAATAGCCCTGAGCTTCCTTCTCCGTCTTGATGATGTTCTCGTTGTCGTTGGTACCGAGCACGATACCGCGGGTAGCCAAGGCGTCAGCCAAGGTGTTACCGATGCTCGCATCACGCGGGATCCAGTTGACAGTGAAGTTCGCCGTTTCGCGAAGACGGTTTCTGATCTCAACGACCTGTTCCCACATCTTGCGATACTGGACAGGTCCGCCTTTAGTGGTCATCCAGTTACGCTGGATCCACGTATCGGTCATCACGAGACCTTTGACGCAGAACTGCGAGTCGGAGAAGAACTTAGCCTCGGTGATCTGAGGGTTCTCTTCCAGCCACTTCATTCCCTGATAAAGGGCATAGAGCTCTACTTCGTTGTTGCTGGCGTACGTCTTACCTCCACCGATGATATCGATGTACTTGTCGAGGGTGACTTTATTACCAACGATCGGATGACCCTCGACTATGTTGCCGAGGTAGCCGTTGTCGGACGGTACTGCTTTCGGATTGCCGGTACCTTTCTTCGGAAGTTCATCGAAGTAGGTGTAGCCGTGGACGCCCCAACCACCAATCCGTTTCTCCGGAAGGTAGCCGCCGTCCACGTAAATCACGGCCCGAGTAGACACTGCGGTCTCAGACATCTCAAGTTCCTTGCTTGTACTCTCTAAATGATTAGCAGGCCCGGTAGCTTTTTAAATCTTCGGGTGATCGAGGTTACATTGGAACTGTTCTTTCAGCTCCTCGTACTGCTTCCTCAATTCTGAGATGTGAGCAAAGAGCGCGTCGATTAACGCCTTCGAGTCATCAGGGTCCATTTTACTGATGTCAGGAAGGTTGGCCACATGGTACGTGGCGAGCTCGGCCTTCTCGATCGCCTTACATTCCCTCTCCATCAGACGCTCGACTCGTGGTTTGAGTCGCTCATCAACTCGGGTGAGATCCGGGTCGATGTTGATATTGTTGTAGATCTGAATGGACGCCGGGGTGATCGGCGTGCATGACCCCAAGAGCAGGAGAGGTATTTGGATCAAGAGTCTAGGGTTGGACATTGGTTACTTCCCGTCTTGTTCAAGCGAGCGCAAACGTTGTTCGATGTAGAACTTGATACTCACATCGTCCGGTAGTTTGGACCGAGTTCTACGCGGTGGCTTTGCGTCGGGTGGTTGGTGTTGATGGTTGGTAGGGCTTTGGGGAGGTTCCCGAGTGTTCAGGGCTTTAAGCAAGCTTTGCTTATCCATCTCCAAAGCAGCATTC